TTTGTGGTTCTCCCGTCAGATACGATTTATGTTGATTGGGATACGGGGAACGCATCGAACATCGAAGGATTATTTAACGTCCGGTTGGCCGGATGAGGTGATAATAAATGGTAGATCCAATTACTGCAACGCAAACGCCAAAATATACAACAATCACCGTCTTGAGTTCCGACAATCCAAAGACAGAACCTTCACCGTTGACGGGGCGCAAGGGCGTCGCGTTTAGGAACTCCGGCGGCTCGGACGTTTGGGAATGTAACAACGACGGCAGCGGGAGTTTCACATTAGAACCCGGAGACGTTGATGCACAAATATTAGACTACTCGGTCGCGGTCGTGTTTTACTTTATGACCGCCGCGTCCTCGGCAACAATAGAACGCAAAGAGTGGATGTAAATGATAGTTAATATTCCGGTCTCAGGAGATCCGCCGTTCTATGCGGGGACGACACATCCGATATGGTGCGTTGTTCAGCAAGCCGGAGCGCCGATGGACATCACCGATATGTCGATCGTATGGATTCTCGCGGCGAATGTTAGTTCTACACCACTGGTAACAAAGACGAGCGTTGATCCAACGCAAATCTCACTTACTGATCCAACGGGCGGCGTGTTTAATATTCAGTTGTTGCCCGCTGACACGGCGACATTGGGCGGTCAGGTATTGTATCACGAAGCAAGAGCGGCGCTCGGGAGTGCAGAGGAAGTCCTATTCTCCGGTTCATTCACTATAACGCAATCCGACACAGTGGGGCTGGTATGAGAAGCTTCCCGGTGTACCAAATGGCCGCACTTGAATCCGTGATGCAAGGCAGAGCCGAATATATAAGCGGAGCGGACTTCTATCTTGAGTGGGTCGAGCTACCTAGTGGCTTTACAGAAATATGTCTGGAAGCATCATCATCTGAAACCACGATATTATCTGCATCATCATCTGAAACGATACAACTTGTAGGGGGTAATTAAATTGAAACGGCATCAGGATATTATTGATCCACCAATCACCGTAGGGGAATACACACAGATCACAGCTCCCGTGTACACCGATAACAACAATACAATACTCGACCCTAACCTTGCTACATATAGTATTACATGGCGACTATTAGGTGTCAAAGAAATTACACTAATAACAAGAACATCTACAAATGGAGAAATTACGGTTAATACCCCTACTGGATGGGTTACAGTCATATTAAACGGGCCTGAATCGGTTGGAATCACGAATGGGTATTATAAACACATTGCCGAAGCTGTCGATGCGGCAGGCAACAATCGAGGATTGTTCGAAGGTGAAGTGAGGGTAGTCAATGGCTAGTAGCATGAATATCACCGCCGATTTGGAATCTGATATTGACGGCACCGCAGCCACGCAACTCGTCTCACAACAGATGTTCGACCCCTTCTGTAGAGAGAAAGCCCAAGAAATATACGAAGCATCTCAAGACCTTGTTCCGGTTGATACTGGTGCCCTTAAAGAATCAGGGCATATTGAAGAGGTAGGCAGTGCGGTAGGTGAAGGGATTTGGTACGTTGTGTATGACGCGCCGACTAAAGACCAGTCGCGTTGGAAATCGTATGCTCTGTTTTTGGAGGAGGGAACTTCAAAGATGGCAGCGCAGCCGTATCTAAGGCCAGCAATGGCTCAAGTAATGGGTAAACTCTAAGAGGATGTCACAAATATTCGAGCGAGGAAGCCCGTTCGTTTCAACGGCGGGAGGAATCGCGTCTAACACGAAACTTAATTACTTATAGAGCCATATAATCTATGATGCTTTTAACCGTCAAAGCAAAGCTCAATCCAACCGACGAGCAACGGCAAGCCCTCTTAACCACTATGGAACGGTTCAATGAGGCGTGCAACTACGTTTCGTCTGCTTCATATCAAGAGCGAGTATTCGGCAAGCGGACGCTTCAAAAGCAGCATTATCGTTATATTCGAGATACCTACGGTTTATCGGCACAGTTAGCGGTCAGAGCGATAGCCAAAGTCTCAGAGTCATATCGAGGCAAAGGGCATCGGCAAGAACTTCATACATTCAAACCGCACAGCGCCGTCGTTTATGACCAAAGAATATTATCGTTCAAGTCACTCGATGCGGTTTCAATTCTGACACTCAGCGGACGGCTCCTTATCCCGTTCTCGGTTGGCGAGTATGCTCAACTTGACCAAAGACGAATCAGAGGGCAAGCCGACTTGATACTCCAAAAAGGCACGTTCTATCTCTGTGTGGTTGTTGAGGTTGATGAGGATGTGCAATACAATGCGGAAGGCTGCTTAGGCGTGGACTTAGGACTCGTCAACATAGCAACCACAAGCGACGGTCAGCACTTCAGCGGAGAGAAAGCCGATAACGTGCGAGTGAAATACACTAAACTGAAGTCAGCGCTTCAGTCGAAAGAAACCAAGAGTGCGAAGCGACATCTAAAGCGGACAAGCGGAAAAGAACGCAAGTTCAAAACGAACCTTAATCATTGTATTTCTAAGATAATCGTAGGAATAGCCAAAGACACAAAGAGGGTGATAGCGTTAGAGGATTTGACGCATATACGCTCTCAGGTAACGGTTAGAAAGGCTCAACGAGGGAGACTAGGTAAGTGGGCGTTCGGACAACTGCGCCAATTCATCGACTACAAAGCGCAGTTGAACGGGGTTCCTACTTTTGTAGTTGACCCGAAATACACGTCGAAGCAATGCTCGTGTTGTGGACACATCGACAAGAAGAACCGCAAGACACAGAGCGAGTTTGTTTGCGTTGCGTGTGGACACACTGAAAACGCCGATATAAACGCGGCTAAGAATATTGCTTCGAGGGCTGTAGTCAATCAGCCTATTGTATCCCTAAAGAAGTCGAAGGAGATACAAGCCCACAGCTTTAGCGTGGGTAATTGACACAAGCACAGCGTCCACAAAGCGAGGACAAAACACACACATAAGAAAAGCCACCACACGCATAAAAAGACGAAAACGAAACACAAGAAGAAAGAATGAACGCACTTGATTACGCTATTGTCGCAATGATTCAGGCAGACCCTGTGATGCAAGCGGGGTTATACAGCTTTCAAGGTCATCCAGCAGTGTTTACGTTTGTTCCAGTTCCAGAAGTTGACCCAGGGCCGCCACCTAAATTACCCTTACCTTTTGTCGTTTCAGAACCAAACGTAGCAGATGTCGAGGATGATACAAAAGACCTAGTTGGACATGATATTCATAGAGATGTACGGATTTACGATTATGATACAGCAGACCCACGAAACATGAATATGTGGTCAATGCGTCTACGAGATATTTTCCACAGGCAGGAAAAGACCTTACAATACTACATACTCAACTCAGGTGACAGCGAGCTCTTTACCGTAGGCCAGTGCTGGGTTACACACGGCCCCGTTATGGCTCCGGTTGAAGTAGACGAATACGTGCAAGGCAGGATACTCTCGCTTGTCATCCGCTTAACCAGAATACCTAGCACAATGCCGTACCCAATCTAACCATGCAATTCGCACAAATGGACGAATTAGAAAAGACCGAAGATGTGCATAGAGGATGCACAATCCTTCCCTTTACGACCATCTTCATAGGTGGTATGCCGGTTTCGATACGCTATACGATAAAGGATTTACTTACGATTGAACAGTTGCTTTGCATTCCATTATGGAGAGTTATTGACTTATTCGTCCTGAATATGCTCAGCGATACGGAAAAGAGGTTAATCTTGCAGTATGGCATCATAGGCTCTTCTAAAGAAGCCCTTTCATTACTCGATGAAGAACCGGACGAAAGACGTGTATTCCAGACCGCAGGACTTGAGCTTATACGTGCTATCGGTATGGAAGTTATCTATGACGATCACGGAAACCCTGTTGATGTAAGACCCCCCGAAGTTGATACGTATAAGCACGCTGAGATTTCAGAATTAAACTCACCAGTAAAAGACCATGAAAAGGTAGAGTTTGAAACATTTGGGCAGTGGTACGAAGACAGGTTAAGAGAGCTCTTTAAAACAGGTTTAACGCGCATCGATGAGTTCCTTGACCTTATGCCAGTAGAGATTGAGGTATACATAGATGCCCACGTTGCCAGGAATATATACGATAGGCAATTAAACGTTGCGCTTGCTTATGATATTGGCGCTATGATGGGCGCAAAGCCTAAACAAAGTTTGGCGTCTGTATTAAAGCAAATCGAATTTAAAGCTATCCATACGATGGGTAGTAAGTTCACCCGAGACAAAGCCAAAAAAGAAGCCACAAAGCGAGTAGCAGAGAGACAAAGAGAACGTGCATCTGTTGATGCACTCGTCAAGAACATGCCGCCACCTCCAGGGTTTCAAGGACCACAAGCGAACCAAAGCGAATCTCGGTAAGAATATGAGTGGTGAATATAAATGGAAAATGAAGAAACTCCGCAGGAGTTAGCCGCACTTAAGCGACGGTATAACGTCGGTGCGGCGGTCGCTAACCCGATTAAAGTTAAACTAGATCGGGAGCGCACGATTGATTTTAGAAGTAAATACGTTGAGAAGATGGAGCAGTTGCTAGGTCTGCGGCTTGGGCACATTTTAAAATTGTTTGAAGCTAGTGAGTGGAGCGAAGGTGACGTACTCGCGATACTTTGGGCCGGTTTGCTCAAAGAGAACCCCGATATGCCGTATGAGATTGTCAGTGAGATATGGGACGCCACACCTACTGAGAACCGCGCTACTGCGTCTATTGACATCATCTTTGGCATAATGAAACACCAGGGATTAGACATCGACCTCCAGACGTACCACGCGCTTGTTGAGAAATACGGCAAGGAAGCAAAGGCGCGTAGGGCTGAAGTAATGGAAGAAATCAAGAAACTCGAAACAGCGGAAGCGACGAAAAAGAAGAAGAAGGAGTAATTAAAAATTGGCTGAATCAGGCTCTGTAATCGGCTCGGCAGTAATCAACCTAAAAGGCAACTCATCAGGTTTCCTAAGCGACATAGAGTCCGCTATATCCGGCGCCAAGAGTAAAATCTCGGGTATGGGCGACGACATGGTAAGTGGACTCTCAGGAGTAGGGTCTGTAATGACTGCTGGCCTTACGGTGCCTATTCTCGCCTTCGCAGCTGGAGCCATCAAGTCTGGCGAAGACTACGAGCAGATGACTAATACGATCATTGACAAGACTGGCGCGTCGGGAGCGCAGCTTACTATGCTTAAGGGCGTCGCCTCTAATGTGTGGGGTAGCTATGCAATAAGCGCACAACAGGCAGGCACGGTGACCTCTGAAGTGTACGATCGTCTTAAAGCATTAAACGGTGGAATACCCCCTACTGCGGCACAGGTTAGAGATCTTACCGGCGCGTTTATTGAATACTCAAAGGTTACTGGTACAGACGTAACTACTGACACCGACCAGCTCACCGGCGCGATGAAACAGCTTAACGTACCTGTGGGCCAGCAAAAAGCCGCGCTTAATGACCTCACTGAGGTCTACCAGCATACTGGCGTCTCTGCTACCCAACTTACCAGTGATATGACGGCGAACTCCCGGTACGCACAAGCAGCAGGATTAACTTGGGATCAATACGCAGCGATGGTCGGAACGGCAGACGCAGCGCATGTTAAACTTCGCCCTGCGATGACTGCCGTGAATGCCGTTATAGCACAAGGAAGTAAAGAGGGGCTTTCAGCTACTGCGTCGTGGGCTGAGATGAATAAAGAGATGGCGACCTACGATGCGACCGGCCAGAAAGGGGCTTTAATTAGCAAGATGAGCGCCACACAGCTAACCTCCTTAAATTCACTATACAAGTCCGGCGCTACCAATCTTAACCAGCTTACAAAGGAATATTATACGAATAATGATGCGTTAGATCAATCGTATCAAAAAACGCTTACTTTTGGTGATAGACTTACCATACTAAAGAACCAGATCGAAGTCGCACTCGCTCCGTTAGGTCTTACGCTTATTGATATCGCAACAAAGGCGATGACTGGTTTAGAACCACTTATCGGCGTACTCGGAAAGGTACTGTCAATATTCAGCGGCCTTCCTGAGCCGATACAGATGGTAGGCATCGCACTTGCCGCCATAGTCGCGGCTATTGGGCCCATATTAATGATCTTACCGCAGCTTGTCGAGGGCTTTGGTATGCTTCAAACTGCCTTTGCGTTTATAAGTGGTGGTGGTATTGCTGATGCCTTTGGCGGTATTGCTGAGGCTATCACGGGAACGGTAGTTCCTGCTGCCGGCGAAGCTGCTGCGGCGTTTATGGCGATGGATTTACCGCTTTTGCCTATCATCATAGCCGTTGCAGCAATTGGCATTGCGCTCTATTTATTATATACCTACTTCAAGCCGTTTCACGATGCTGTGAATGAGGTCGTAGGCTGGGTTAAAGAGCTTGTAGGCGACCTAGCTTCCGGCAACTTTGGGAAGTTTGGAGCCGACTTTGCCGCAGGAATTAAGACGGCTATAAGTGACCTCCTCAACTTTGATTGGGGTGGACTCGGGAATAAAATAAAAATAGGAATCGAAACCGCGCTTGCTACCTTTGGGACGTGGCTGTGGGGTCTCATACAACCGTTGCCTATGAAACTATGGAGCACTTATATTGGCATATGGGCGCAGATAGGGACATGGTTATGGAGTCTCATATCACCAATACCGGGCGAACTTGGAAGCGGTATTCAAAGTGCTATCTCAGGCTTTGGCGCGTGGCTGATGAGTGCGGCATCGGGATTCTTCGGAGGTTTGCCCGGTAAGATACAAGGAGCTATTTCTGGACTAGGTGACTGGCTTATCAGTGCAGCTTCGGGCTTTGCTACTTGGCTCTCTAATGCGGTCCAGAACGCGATTAAACAACTACCTGGTGGCAGTCAGGCGTTATCCGCAGGAGGCACAGTCGCGAGTGCTGCTGGCGGCGCAGTAAACGCCGTTACATCACTACAAACAGGCGGCACAATCACCTCTAGTGGGCTATTCAACCTCCATGCTGGCGAAGCAGTAATACCGCCTGAGAATACTACGGATATGGGTGGTAACTATACCTTTACAGTCAACTTCAACAACGCAACTATCCAAAGTCAGGCACAAGCGGAGACGTTTAGCAGGATTATGGCATATCAAGCAACCTCGTTAATGAGAAGGCAAGGATTGAGTAAAGGATAAGGAGAATAAAAATGGCAACAGCAGTATCGTTCGTAGCACAGACTCCGACAAAAAAAGGAAAAGCACTCGCTTTCGTAGCGTGTGGCGTATCCGGCTCGGATACCGTAGCCCTTTTGGATGGAGTAAAGAATATCTTTATAGTTGAGAACTCAGACCCGGTTAATACGCATACCGTAAGTCTTACAA